TTCTGACTTACTACGTATGTTTGGACTATAACCTTCTTCAAACGCTTCTACGTTCACCGTAGGCGGTATAATAGCGTGTTTTAGAGACATAATAGACATAGCAAGTTCTACAGAACCAGCGGCGCCCATACAGTGTCCTAACTGTGATTTGTTAGCAACTATGGGTACATCCTGTAATCCTAATCTATTGATAGCATCTAGTTCCGCATAATCTCCCATAGGTGTTGATGTTCCGTGTACATTAATAAGACTAGGTGTTGTGTCTTTTAAAGCATCTTTCATGCATTCTTGTACAACCTTGCCGTCAGGATGAGGAGCAACAGTTTGATAGGCATCATTATTGATAGCATAACCATCAATCTCGCATATTGTATTGTCCGTCTTATGTTTACTCAATAAGAATAACGCACCGCCTTCACTTAATACTAATCCATCACGTTGAGTATCATAAGGTCTTGATGCTTTTTCTGGTGTATCATTATATTTGGTTGACAAGGCTCTGAGTTTTCCCATCTGTTTGAATGCATCTGGGTGTATAGTTTTATCTACAGAACCTGCTATTACATTATCTACCATACCCATTTCAATCATCATGGCCGCCCATATAACACTATAGATGCCTGTGCTACATGCAGTCAAGGTCATTGCACTAGCACCAGTTAAACCATATTTCATGTTTATATTATGTGCAATCATATCAGGACAATAGTGATAAATGTTATCAGCATTTTCCTTATTTGACTGTAAAATTTCTAAGTACATAGAGAAGCCCGGAGATACAATAACACCTGTACGACTTTTATCTAATCCATCTAAGTTTATTTGACTTGCTAATGCTAAAGCCCATTGATTTGATTCTGGAAGTCTATCACGTTCTGACTCAGTTATGATAGGATATTCTTTTGCATCGAAATGAAACTCTCCAGCTACTTTGCTTCGTGTCCATCTACTTTCATTTGGGTCAAACTTTGTAATTGGCCCATATGCTACTTTGTTATTGGTAACTCCTTTCCATGTTTCCTGTAAATCACCGAAGGGCGTGAAACATGAAAGGTCGTTAATATATACGGTCATATTTTAAATCCGTTGCTATAATGTATTTGATGATTAATCCTGTTGGATCAAATTGATACCACTTCTCTTGTGTAGTGTAACTTAAACTGTTATTATGATGGTTATTATGCCAACCTTCACCGAATGTGATTAATGCTAAGAACCAGTTATTCTTACTATCATCACCTGTATCGTGTTCTGGCTTACCAAATATGTGTAGTAAATGTACAATACCAAATGTACCTACCCAAAATTGATACACGCCTGTAATACCTAATACATATCCCGGTAAGATTGGATCGATAAGAAATAGAATAATCATAGCAACTGTAATAATTTGAAAATAATAACGTTGCATAAATCTTACTTGCGGATCCATATATAAGTCTTTAAAAATTCTACGTTCAGGAGGAAAGTCTTCATAGAAACCCATTAAGTTTTCCCACCATGATTTTTCTCTTGGACTATGTATGTCCATACCTTCTACATCGGAATATTTGTGATGTAATCTATGTCCACCTATCGTTGCTAATGGTTTACCTGGAAAGCCTAATGCGCCCCACCAGAGCAATAGTACCTGACGTTTCCTTCCAGTCTGATAACTTCTATGTGCCCAATATCTGTGCCAACCTGCAAATCCACCTATCATAGTTGTTATACAACCCCATGCAAACGAGTACCAAAAATACTCTGGTGCGGTTATAATACTAAAGAGTAATACCAGGTGCAAAACAATCCATAGTGTTCGCATCTTCCAACCATAAGTATATTTTTCTAGTAGACTTTTAATCATGTTTTTCTATCCTCTCTCCTGTTCTAAAGTTTCTCCAATTAAACTTCCAAACATCTTGCTTAATCCCATACAATGGGAAATCTTTATGTAATAGAGTTAGCTTATCTTCGTGTGGCCATGCCACATAAGCAAATCTCCATATCTTGTGCATCGTGCCACTTCTATCTTCACTGTGGTCTTGTGATGCTGTTGTAACCACACAATCTGTGGCTCCTTGTTCATGTGCCCAATCTACCATAAAAGGAACTAATCTTGCAAATCCAAACTCATGATACATTCTTCTAGTATTCTGTCTATCGTCTGCCATATTACGCCACTCAGGTAGTGTTGCCAATCTATAGTTTATCATATAACATGTATCATGTACATGTGGCAAGTAATGTGCACCTGCCATTGATACTATCTTATCCTCGTGATAAACAAACCACCAGTTCTCTTGTGAACCCCATTTGCCAAACTTCAATGCTTTGAGACTAGCATTATTTAGTATACCTGCATCACCACACTTATCGCAGAATTCTTCTAAGTCTGCTTTTAATGTGCTATCGTATTCTACTACTTTAAATTCGTAACCCTCTGCACCAGTGAATGTTTCTAATACTTTCATTTCTTAGCCAATAACATTGGAATATAATATTTACCAGCCCAATCAGTTAGGTCATCACGTGACATATCAAGTCTTGCTGAATACTTGTGATGTATGTCGTGACATCCCTCTCCCATCATCCAGATGTTTGAAAAGCCACCTAATCTAGCAGGCCCACCCTCTTTGTGTGCTGAGAAGTTTAACCAAGTAAGTGCTACCCACATGTGAGTAAAGTTAAATGCTTGCCATACAACTAACCACGGGCTGATTATTAAATGTATTAATGTGAATAATGCATATAGTTTCCAATAGTTTCTATCAACATAAACTACATCACGTTTCTTTAATAGAAAACGTAAACTAATATAATCCTCTGGCGTCTTATAATGTCCTAACCACATTTTCCAGAAGCCTAGGTCAGCTGGATTATGCGTGTCCTTATCTGTATCTGAATTCTTATGATGATTTAAATGAGAGTACACATATTGTATTGGACTTCCATTTGCACTCATAATAATACCATACAACATTGCATAGCGTCCTACGATATGAGGAACAAATTGGTCATGACATAACCATCGATGATATGCAATCTGTGACAATGCATTTGTTACACAACCATATAAGGTAAATGTTAATGCAAGTTGCCAAGATCCACCTGTAATAAAGTATGCCGGTATACCAATTAAGGTAATTGCTAACATGAAAAATACTTTTACTGTTACTTTATTTTGATATGTCATTACTTCTTTAGTGATTCCTCTAATACTTCTTCGTGGCTTTTGCCATCAAACAAAAACTTTCTATGCCAATCGTATGCATGTGGAGCCAAATCGCCTTGTGCCTTACTTAATTTCTTGCAATACTCGAACATTATATCTGCTTTGTCTAACAGTTCTTTCTTAGTATTTAGTTCAACTGAATCATCAAAACACCCCATAGCAGTGGCTACATTCATCCACATATAATCAGGATATAAACTATTACCTATATGATTGTCAGGGTTTCTATACTCTTCCCAACATGCTTTGGCATGATTGTGCTTCTTGCCATACTCTTTTTGTTTCTTCCAGAAATTAGTATCTTCTCTATTTGATAATGTATAATGATATGCAATAAAGTTTGCAGTATGGTCTTCTAATTTATTCATACTCTTATTATATGCATGTACACTTCCAGGTGATATAGTTTTATCCTCGTCCCATGCACGTTTTACTAATCTATCTAATATCTGTATGCCCCATTGTGTTATGTATAATGCATTACCTTCCATTGGTTCAATAAATGAATGACTCATTCCGATGCTTAGTACGTTTTTATTCCAAGGAGTAACCATACGTCCTGCCTTCCATGAAATATGTTTTGGTGGTTTGATAAACTCATAACCTTCCCAATATTTCATAAACTTTGCTTTTGCATCTTCGACAGATATTTCAGTCTTATCAAAAATATAACCTGAACCCATTCTGTTATATAATGAAATAACAAAGTTCCAGCCTTCGTCTTGTGCATACGTTTGTGTATACGGTTTGAATTCGTTATATATGTCCTTGTACTTTAGTGGACCAACAATAGCATCTTGTGTATGAATAAAATCGTAATCATGCCATTCATTATTCATCCCATCCACTAATACTTTGTGGAAGCCTGAACAATCGATAAACAAATCACCTTCATGTTCTATGCCATCTTCCATTATTAGTTTTGTAATGTATCCATCCTCATCTTTAATGATATCTTTGACATCACCAATGGAATGATTAACCCCTTTTGGTATGGCAACTTTATCTCTAATGATTTCTGGAAATCTATTTGCATCTAAATGATATGTATATGCTGACCAGTCACCGACTAAGCAGTTATCATCCATATCAAATGGTGCCTTGTTACCTTTCATTAAATAATGTTGTTCATGCATATCCTCTGAAAGTTCATTAATGTTTTTTCTACCATCACGTACTAATTGCAACCAATAGTCGTTCCACTTATCATTTACTCCGGCTTCGCCTTTAGAATTAGTAAAGTAATCATCTGTAGTAAGTTGTCCATAAAAACTTCTGGTTAGATGTTTCTCAGGTAGTGCGAATGAAAATGAATAGTATTGTACATCTTCCTTTGGTGCATTCCAATGGTCTGTTACATGGTGTCGTTTACCTGGTGTACTCCAACCAACAAATTTGTTACCTAATTTATAAACTGAATTAGTATAACTCATCCAGTCTCTTTCCTCAAGACCCATTGTTGATAATAAATCATTTACTTGAGGCACTACACTTTCACCTACACCTATTGTAGGAATGTTATCACTCTCAATTAAAGTAATGTCTAACCACGGGTGCTTATTTTTCATGTAACCTGCAGTGAACCAACCGTTTATTCCACCACCAACGATTACAAGTTTTTTTAGTTTGGCTTTCATTTTTACTCCACAAATTGTTCTTTGACTACGTGTCTCTGAACTTTGCCCATAGGATTTCTAGGTAGTGGATCTTTGGTAATAACAATTTCTTTAGGTAATTCATACTGAAATAATTTATCTTTAACAAAGTCCATCAACTCAAGACTATTTATCTCACTGTCCGCACTGACTACTGCAACAATTTCTTTTTCCCCTAGTCCTCTATCACGATATGTAACACAAACTTCGTTAACCTCTTCATGAGGTAATAACATATTTTCAATTTTAATAGGCGATACATTGAAACTGTTTACTTTTATTAAATCTGTTTTACGTGATTTATAAAATAAAAGATTATGCTGAGTTTCTAATACATCACCAGTACACCAATAGCCATCATCATCTATAGGTGTTTCTTGATTCAGATATCCTTCTGTAACACAACTACCTTTAATCCAAGCAACACCATATCTATCTAATTTGAAATCATAGTTATCAGTAATATGAATTTGTAAAGGATGTGGATCATCTGGAGTTGCCAAGTGTGTAAACATTGGTACATGTGTTTCAGTACAGCCATACAAGTTTCTTAATGCAGGTGCACCTTTATCAAATAGTTCTTGTAGCATTTCTTCCGGACAAACTGTACTACCAAAACCTAACTCACGCCAATGAGACAAGTCTGCGTCTTTCCAACCACGTGTCTTAGACAGGGCCAACATCATTGCAGGAACCATAATACCTATCGTAGGTTTCATTTCGTTACAAATCTTAATAAACTTTCTGGGATTAAACATTTCACAAATTACTGTACACCCTTTCATTAAACCAGGAAGTGTATAAAGATACAGACCACCAATAGTCCAAGGAGGAAGTTGTGAGAGTATTACATCATCAGATGTTAAAGTTTGAATTAGAATGTTTTGTATTGAGCCTTGGACACATGCCATTCTAGTATGTGGGACTGCCTTAGGCTCTCCTGTAGTACCGCTAGTAAATATAACAGTATATAAATCATCTGCACCTTTGGCAAATACTAATCCTTTGTTATGAGGTTTTAGATTAGATGCATCATCCTCATTTAGAATAATATGATTTGGTTTACTGGCATTCTCAATACGAGATACCATACCTTCAGTTAGATTTGGCATAGTGGGCATGAATGTGACTCCTAACATATCACAAGCTAATACCATTCTTACATAATGATATTCTTTTTCACTTGAAAATAGTAGACGCTCACCAGGCCTGATGGCAGTAGACAACGTAGCACCTAGTTTTTCAACACTGGTGATTAGTTCGTTGTATGTATAACTCTTATCGTGGCAAATCAGGGCAGTCTTGCTACCGTGATTCTTTGCCTGTGCTTTTATTGTTTCCCAAATCATATCTAATTATAACAAAAAAAGGGAGAGAAGTCAACACCTCTCTCCCTTAAAACGCAATAAAGTGTCTGCTCTTATGCGTTATGAGCCTCGATAATTAGCTTACCGTATTTCTTAAAGAACTCCTCGATACAAGGAACCTTCCTAGGCTCAAGTGGAAGTTTGTAAACTTTTAGTGCAGTACGACCACCTAGAACAATCATTTCAGTTTCAAAGTTATCCATCATGAACCTGAAAAAGTTATCAGCCATTTTGTACAACTCATCCATTTTGCCTTTGTTTTTCTCTGCATGTTCTTTCAACTCATAACATAGTGAAGCAGTTAGTGAGAACATAGCTGAGATTTCCTTAGCTTCCCTAGACACCGTTTTTACCTTACCATTTAAGATATCAGTTGGATTAGGAAGTTTACCAGAAATTGCTCGGTGAGCCATAAACTTAGTAGCAACACCATCACCAACAGTACCAGCAATTAAGTCATGCAGTTTACTATCATCGATATTTTCATCTTTCATTGGCATCAACTGTGATGCAAAAGTCCATGAACGAGGAGTTGCGAAAGCCCGTGATGCAGTTCGTGGGTCAAAGTTAAACAAGTCCATCTTATTAGATGTTAAGTAACCAACAACATCAGAATGGATTTTGTTTTCAAGAGCCCAAGTCTGCCAATCTTCAAAGTCAACACCCATTTCTAAGTGAACGAAACGGTTAGCAAGTGGGCTTGGCATACGATAAGCAACACCTCTATCACTCTCACGGTTACCAGCGGCAACAATAAGAACATTATCAGGTAGAGTGTAATTACCTAGACGCCTGTTAAGAATAAGTTGATAAGCCGCCGCTTGTACTGATTGCGGTGCTTGGTTCATTTCATCTAAAAACAATACAATGTTTTCAAACTGGTCAGCAAGTTCCTGACTAGGCAAATCAGACGGTGTCGCCCAATCCATAGTATTTGTTTTCTCATTATAGTATGGGATACCTCGTAAATCAGTAGGTTCCATAAGAGCAAGTCGTAAGTCAATCATATAACCTGAACGCTCTTGTGTGATTGAATCAACAATCTCAGATTTACCTACTCCCGGAGGACCCCAAATAAAGACGGGTCGTTGACGATTAAAAGCATAATTAATTTCAGCTTTAATATCACTCGGACGTACAATTCGTACATCCATATCATTCATTGAAACTTGTGCAGACATATTTTCATTTCCTTTGTTTTGTATCATTAACTATATAATAGCACGATTCGTGATTCTGTCAAGTTTTTTGACCTAAATAAATGAAGTTTTTTTAAATTATATTGGAAATGCCATATATGGTGTGTTTTTGCTCAACCCAGTCTTGTAATCCAAGTAAGGATATCTCTGCGGCTATGCTTTCTTCAAACACTCGTAATCTATGGTTAGTAAGGATATATGGACTGTTAAGGTATCGGTCTAAGACGAGAATCATCTTACCCGTTTGGTCAATCTTAAGATTGATACCAACTGAATTAGTATTTTTGATTACGTACTCTTTGAAATGTGACTTTAGTATACCAGCACCAAATGATGTTAATCTAAAGTTCTTATCATTTTCAGAAGAACTAATGAAAATATCATTTGTACGAAACTCTTTACGGCCTGCTTTTCGACCTTTAGTGTTATCATTCAGATACTTTATTAGTTCATCTTTTAACATTTAACATTTAGTCTAACTCAAGTTTTTCGCCCTTAGTCAAGACAAAAACTTCAAAATCATCGCAACGAAATAAACTGTTTAGTCTCTGTGCCAGATTGATAGCATGTCCTGGATTAGAGAACGATACTTTTTTATATTTTGGTCCTGGGAAATTAACTAATGAGTTCAAGCTACGTAGATTTATTGCTACTCCTTTGTGGAATACCGCATACACGGCATCTGCTTTTAGGACTTGCTCACTACGATATGTTTTGTTATCCGTATGCTCAAGTAGAATTGTAGGTTTAGGTCTTGCCATATGAAATCCTTGTTAATTATTACTACATGTATTTATCAAAATCTCTGAATATATATACGTAGTTAATGTATTTATACGTTACTTGCCTCGTGGTGTGTTCCTTTGGTCAAGCCAGCCTTGCAATTCTACTCTGTCTTTTTCAGTAAGTATAAAACTAAATTCAAGTTCTTCGTACCCAGTAAATTCATCACCACGCTTAACTTTAAGTGTCATTGTTTCACCCGGAAACGAATGCAGACCTTCTTGCATAATATTCATGGGTCCGTATACTTTTTTACCATTTATCTCTAAAAAGAAATCACCAGTACGCAATCCAGCTTCATAGGCTGATGAATCTTCATTATCATCCATGAATGCATACATCATATGCCTGTCCTCTCTAGGCAAATCTAACATTTCCATTTCTTTTAATTCTTCATATGTATATATTTTAAATGTAAAAGGAAGTTCGGCATATGGTACCCAATCAACTACGTCTGAAACATGAGTTTCTAAAATGTAATTCATTGCACGTTGGGCAATCTCAGATTGAACAGCTAATCCAACACCATCCCATCCTGGTATTGCTCTACCTGGTGACAAAATACTTAGTATAACACCTGCAACTTTGCCGTCTGTAGTTATAACAGGACCTCCACTATTGCCTTGATTGACAACTGCATCTACTTGTAGATGTAATGTATAAGGACCAGTACCAAATCTATTTACATATGTAATTGCACCTACACTCGCAGTATATGGTAAAGACATTCCATGACCAATGACAACAACTGGATCACCTTCTGTTATATCTTTTCTGGAATCTTCTATAAATTCTAATGCTTCCCATTCTTCATTATCTTTCTTTTCAATTTTAATAACTGCAATATCGGCAACTGGATCAAACCCAATGATTTCACCGTCATACGGCCACCATTCAGTTGCAGTGTTTATTTGAAGTTTAAGATTTAATGGAAGTTCTGATTTGCGTTCTATAACATGATAGTTTGTTACAATGTAAGCATGTTTATCTGTTACTTTGGCAAAGAAGCCCGTGCCCTGCCCGCCTAGATTTTGCACAAATGCATTATCTGATGGCATGAGTTTTACCTGTACGATACTCTTATAGCTACGGTTGATTGCGTGTTTAATGTCACGTTCACCATCGAATCCCTTGCCATTAAATACGACACCATTAAGGTCATACAGAAAATCACCTGTATCTCGTCCAAACTGGTCGTATGACCAGCCTATTCCTTTATGTATGGATTCTTGTATCTCTCTTACATATGAATTAGTAACAAATGAAAACACCACTGCCACTAATAATAACCCTGACCACTTTAACAACTTCTTCATCATTAGAATCATAAAGATTCTCCTTTATTATGATTGGAATTGTCCTCCGTCTAGTGTTATGTTCTTATCCTTATCACTCTCTTTTAATTCTAGTAGAAGTTGTGCTAACTCACTTTCAACGCCGTTTGCAATGTCTATTGACAAACGAATACTTGTCTCGCCTCGTAAATTTGCCCTATTTACAATAGCAATGAAATCTTTTAAGTTTTTATACATTAATCTTGTTTACTAGCCTTTAGTACCTCTGCCTCAAGTTCTGATTTGGTCTTGAACGGACCGACGAATTCATAATTATCCAATGTTTCTAGTTTGACACAGTAAGTATTTCTCCATACTCCGCTAAAATGTAATCCATAATAACCAGCCGCATAAAATGTCTTACTAGTGTCACTTTTTGTATACACAGGTATCTGTTTTCCTTGAACAGTTTGCATACCTGAGTTACATGCCTTGTGTTTACACGGATAACCTTCAACTTCGTCTAGTGCCTTTCCGTACTCTACACTTTCAATCTTCTTAACAAGTTTTGGTGTGAGGATAGTTTTGCCATATTTTGTAGTTAGAGCATCGAGGTCTAGGTAGTCAACACCTTTGTTCCTCGTGATTACTTCAAAGTTAGCATCACTGTCCCCTTTCCTAATAGTGCCAAGTTTAACACCAGCATCTTCTAGGATCCAAAACTTATCTTTTATAATTTCTGTTGTATACATATAATACCCATTGAAACCATTTGTACAAAGAGTTAACTTCGTACAAATGTATTTATCCTTTTCGTCTGTTCATTTTTTATTTTTCGTTGATTTGACGTTCAAATTCTCTTAAACGTTTGAATACACTCATTAACTCAATAAGTGTTGGCCATGCTTTAAATAGATATTGAAGTGAGCCTTCTACTCTACCAAATGCACGAATAATCTGTTGCATTACACCAAGTGTTACAACGCCTGCTACAATAGCCGGTGCTAAGAACACATAAGCACTTAGTACGTTTGCTTGTAAGTATGTAATACGTCCTACATTAAAATACAAATAACGCAAGTAAGATTTAAAGTGAATACTACGAACGCCATCAAACAATTCGTTAATAGTCTTTGGTCTCACAGTTTCATCATCTTCTGCAATAACTAATATCTTTCGATATGCGGCTTCTTTCTTTTGTAAGTCATATTCAACTCCTACTAATCGTAGTAACCAACCTAGTCCAATTAAGAATAGTGTACCACCTACTGACCAAACAATAGCACCTGTAATCAATCCATATTGCCAATCTCCAAAGAAGAAGATAGGAATACCTACTGATAAACCAAATAGAATAGGAACGAACTGAACTAGAACCATAATCGATTCAATAAAACTTGTACCTAGTCCTTCCATAATACGACTAAACTTAATAGTATCTTCTTGTACCCTTTGTGCGGCACCTTCAATAGTTCTTGCTTTATCATATACTGAATGATACCATTCAACCATTGCCGTACGCCATCTAAACAAATAGTGTGCTGTAAAGTAACTTACTAGCACTGCAATAGCAACATATATCATTGCTAGATAGATAAACGTTCCTAAGCTGGCCCAATATTCACCTATAGTGATTGCATTAGGTGTTGCTAAAGCCGTTTGAATCATATCATAAAACTGACCAAACCATTCGTTAATCTTAACATCAATCTCAACTTGTATCCAGAGTGATGATAAGATTAATGCTGACCCTAACCAGGCCCATAAGGACCATTTCTTTTCTGTAAAAAATCTAAACATTTTCTTTTCCTTTTAATATTTCCCAAGTATCTTTATAGCTTTCTACTTGATAACTCTTTCCATTTACCAATAGCTTCACTGCTTCTGATATATCATAATCGTTACCACCATGCATAGTCTTATCACCTATAAAGATAATTTCATCTAAATCATTAAAATCTTTAATGATTTGCTGTTTTCCTTTACCTACTGGCATAATATCTAGCCCTGTCTCACCGGCTACTTGGGCTACTACTTTCTCTGAAACCATAAAATTATCGTTGAATTTCTTTGCGATAGTCCAACGTTCTTTTGTTTCAGTGTCATACTTTACGTATTCTTCTCTTTGTTCCGTTGTTGCACCCCTGCCAACAACACTAAAATTCATTAGACCTGGCCTTGCATCAAAATGATTACCAGTTCTAGTAGTAAATTCACTTTGGAATAACTCTCTATCCAAAAACAACTGAGGTACTTTTGCTAATACCCAATCGTTGTTATATATGTTGATGCCGTTTTCCCATACTGAATTACCGCTACAATTATATACTCTTTCTACTGAGTTAAATAAGTCTTGTCCTATTTGTTCAATAGTTTTTGGTGCATCACTTCCTGTGGCTAAGTATACTTTATTTTCTTTTATGAATTCATTGAAAAATTCTAGGAACTCTGGATCTATTTTACCCCTACTTGGTGTTAAGGTTCCATCAACATCAAATATGTATTTGCGGTTCATGTTCTTGAATGCCTCAATATCTTCATTAGTTATATTCATTATATTATCCGTGAGGATATGATTTGTTTAAGATAGCGGCCATTTCATCAGGCGCTTTAGATAAGTTCTGTAAGTCCCACACCCCACACCACTTTAGAAAGTTAACACCGACGCCATTGATATTCTTAGGCTTACTTGCTTCTGCTATAGTCTCTACAAAATCTACTTTTAACTCTGTAGGCTGTGCAGTCAAGTCAATAAGTTTTACATTGCGTTCATAGTCTTCACGTACTGTATGCTCATCACCATGATGGTCAGTCCATTTCTGTAACATGAAGTTATTCCAATTAAAACCGCCTGTTGCTTTATCTTCAAATGCTTCAATCATACCTGTCTTATTGCGTGAACCCTTTTTACGTACACCAGGGTATGCACTAAAGATATTATCCGATGTATCACCACGAATACACTTCTCAAACAGTAACCACTCAGGGTCTGGAGCAGGGAGAAGTTCTTTAGTCTTTTTGTCTTTCATTGGTGTCATGTTCTTATCATCTTTGAAGAAGCCTTCTTTAGTAATGATACGATTTTGTACACCATCATAAATCTTTACATTGTCTGTGACTAGTTGCATGTAATCACTGTCACTTGATACGATAATATGCTCATCGTCTGGATGTGATTCAATAAACAAAGCAATCATATCATCTGCTTCTGCTTGTTTATTATGTAACATAGTACAATTAGTCTTTTTATCTAAGAAACCAATCATATCATCATACGCATCAAACATGATTTGATTTTCTTCTTGCTCACGTACTGATAATGACTCACGTGCAATCTTGCGATTAGCTTTATATGGCGTGTAAAAGTCTTTACGCCAACTACGTCCTTCTAAACAAAATACTGCATGGTCGGCATTGAATTTGTTATAACACATTTTGACGCTTGACATCATAATGTGAAAAGCCATACCGATTTTCATATCGACATTAGCACCACGCATTGCCACGTGTTTTGCTCTATGATACATGTTGAAACTATCAACAAGAATAAATGTAGCCATTAGTAGATCCTCTTAGTTTTATATACAGTACTAGAATAACACACTTTGTGTTACTTGTCAAGAATATTCGGCAGTGTCATCACCGGTTTTTAGTCTTTGAATGATTACACCATCTTTACTTTTAGTGTCTGCACTTTTAGTGGTACCTTCATCATCTTCAAGTCCTTCCATTACAATGTTCTTACATAAATCATTGAACCAGTTGTCAACAATAGTATCATTGTCAGAACCTTCATAGCCATTATTAGCAAGATACTCTACAAAGTCTTCGTTAAAGTCAATCTCAAAGAAACCTGAACCGGGTTTATTAAGTTCAAGTTCCATCTTTAATACTTTAACCCAAGGCTCTCCTTTTAAAGTAGCAACTTTTTTATCATGGTCATCGTTTGTAATATGGCCATATTTTAAATCAAGTCCAGCTAACGCAATGTCACGTTCTTTTTCGTTACTTAATTTTTTCGCTTGTATTCTATCAGTTTCTTCTTCTGACTTGAACCAAGTGTTTGGTTTCATTATATCCATAATTATTATCCTTTCAATTCAGGCACTGCCTGTATTAATTCGTCAATCCCTCCCTTGATATAAAGCATATTCTTATATCCATTATTCTTAAGATACTTTGTTACTTGTTCTGACTTTGTACTGTCTTGGCATAAAATCAAACACACAATATGTGTAGGCGCCATTTCAATTTGGTCAGGTATTTCATACATTGAAATATTAAACGTTTGTTTAACAACTCCTGCACTTTTACGTTCTTCTGTATCTCTGATATCGACAAGAATATAATCTTGTTTCTCATACCATTCATCAACGAATTCTGTAACTGTAATTCCTAAAATTTCTTCATTAGTTTTATAAAACATATTTTAGCATCCTCTATTGATTTCGGCTTCTAGTGCATCCGCATCTTCGTTCTGTACGCCGTTCCACCCTATTTGTTCCCATGGGACATTCTTGTCACCAAAGTGTCCATATGTACAGTTCTCACTATACTTATAAAAATTAAATAAATCAAATCTATCAATGATACCTTTAGGTGTCAAGTCGATATTGTTTCTAATAAACTTTTGAATTGAACGATTATGCCCGTTACTATCAACATAGATACTAGTTGGTTCCTTAACACCAATAGCATAGCTTAATTGTATATTACACCAATCTGCCATGTTATCTGCTACAATATTCTTTGCTAACCATCTTGCCATATAAGCCGCTGACCTATCTACTTTCGTAGGATCTTTTCCACTAAAAGCACCCCCACCGTGAGGAGCAAAACCCCCATAGGTATCCACGATAATTTTGCGTCCGGTGAGTCCTGTATCACCATCAGGGCCACCAATAACAAACTTGCCAGTAGGATTGATATGCCATATAGTATCTTTATCAATTAAATCTCCCATTACATTATTAACTGCTTCACCAACTGTGCTTTTAAGAAGTTGCTCAGAACCCTCAGTATGTTGTGTACTTACAACAATCTGGTCAGCACGTTTTACTTTACCACCTTCATATTGTAAACTTACTTGTGATTTCGCATCTGGTAATAGAAATTTATAAGCAGTATTTCGTTTCTCTTTGAGGTCTTTAAGTATCTCATGTGCGTAATGTATCGGAGCAGGCATCATACTATCTGTGTGGTTACATGCATATCCGAACATCAACCCTTGGTCACCAGCACCGAAATCATCAGTACCTAGTCCAATGTCTCCACTCTGTGAATGAATTTCATTATAAATTTTTAATTTATTCCAATGAAATCCCATTTGTTCATATCCAATTTCTTTAACTTTATTACGTATAATACGTTCAACAGTCGCATCTGTTAGATTAAAGTTTTTTACTTCGCCCGCTACCGTTACATGGTTGGTGGTTACAAGTGTCTCAATGGCTACACGTGTTGTTTCATCACCCTTCTCAAGTCCAGCGTCAACTAGTGCATCACTAATTTGGTCTGCTACTTTATCTGGGTGCCCATCACTGACACTCTCGCTTGTAAAAATATAGTTATTCATTTTAACTCCTTATTAATATCCAGCTTCCCGAATTCTTTGTTCAAGTCCTGTTTTGTCTTTGACTTCATAATCTTCATCATGCCTTGAGGCAGTACCATCATCATGTGCCCCATGCATTTCCGAATAAGTTGATGTGTAATCTGGGCGTGAAACGCCACCCTTTCTCCATGCAAAGTTGGGCCACCTGCTTGACTGTAAAATCATATCCTTCACTTCTACCGCCCATTGGCATACAATAGACAGGGCACTCAACGCCCGCTTTCCTGTATAGTTCAACAGCTTTATGCACTTCATCAACATCAATAGCATCAGCAACAACAAATTTGAGATAGATATCGCTACCATCAACAAGAGCATACTCATGAGCCACATCAGGCTTAATAGCAGTATCCCAAGATTCTCCAGAAACGGATAGCTTAGGCGAACAACTCCATGTGACTTTAATGCGGTCATTGTCTGTGAGATAGTCAAATAACTCGTTGTGTAATGCTTGTGTAGTGTTTGTTTCAAATGTGACATTTTTTAAGTCCTTCATACGTGGATGTTCGAATAGTTCTACGTACAATCGTTGCCACGCCAACAACGGTTCGCCTCCTGTTAAAATTAAATGAATGTCTTGTCCATTGTCTTGAGTCCATTTTCCTTCTGGAGTAAGCGATAATAGATGCTCTACTACTTCATCAATAGTTTTGTCCATCACTAAATGCTTAAACTCTGGATAGATACTTGCATAAGTGTCACATCCTGTATGTATGATGGGTAAGTCTTCAAATTTCTTTGTAGTTTCATGTACACCATCTTTAATTAATTGTTCTACTTCTGGATTATAACGTGTCTTCTCTCTGCCTCGCTCAAGACCAAAGTTTTGACAACGTAAATTACAGCCGAAGGTTCGTAGGAATACACTAGGTACTCCTACAAACTTGCCTTCGCCTTGTACAGAATAAAATGCTTCTGAATATCTCAATTTCATAGCTGACTTTTTGTTAACTGCTTCGTAAGAAGGATAACCTTTTTCAAATACAGGTGCGCCTATCATCTTGGTGCAAACTCCTGTTGTAGTTTAATGTTATCCATAAATTCTGTTTTTACATGTGCATTCTCAAAAAAAGAACCTTTGAGAACAGTTGTTTGTGTAAGACTACTATGAGCCATTATACCTCTATTCTCACAACAACCATGTGTTGCTTGAATATACACACCTACATCATCTGAGCCTGTAACTTTACGAATTTCTCTGTTTATGTCCATTGCTAGTTCTTCTTGTAGTGTACCACGCCTTGCACACCATTGTGCAATACGAGTATACTTGCTTAGACCAATAAGTTTGTCTGCGGCAATGATACCAATGTATGCAACACCTTTAACAGGTTGATGATGATGTGAACAGACACTTGTTAGTTCCGAGCGAACAACAAGCATACCTTCATACTTGTCACCTGTTACATTATCTGGTTCATTAGGAAATGCAGTTGCAGGAGGGGGTAATTCATACCTACCTGCCATGAGTTCGTTGATATACATTTTAGCTAAACGTCTACCTGTATCCATTGAATTTGGATCAGTTTTTCTGTCTATTACTAAACTGTCTAATACGCCTTCAAACTTTTCAGTGAGTTCGTCTATAAGATTTTCTTTATCACCTTTTTCGATAATATCTGATATATTATCTCCTGCCCAATAACGAGCGCCCGAGGCATCTAATCGTGCCTTTAATATTTCGGAAGTCTTTTTCATTTATACTATGTTCCTTATCTATATTGTTGTGTATGGTGGAAAACCCACCCATATACAATACTATTATATACGAGTGGGTCTGTAATGTCAATAGCTAATTTAAAATAAATTAATATTGATATGGTTCGTCATTATATCCAAGTCCAGTTCTAGCTGTTTCTGTGATAGAACCCATGTCTTGTGTATCAACTACAACCAAGTCATTAACTGTTGAAAGATTAACATAACCTCTTGTGGCTGATGTTGAGCCTAAAGCGTCACCTCTATGTGTTGCACCAGATGTTGGTAAGTCTTGCGTTGATTCCGTAATATTACCAAAGTCTGCCATTTCACGCATATCGATTGAACGTCTTACTTTAACCTTTGGACCAAGCCCTGTGTTATTCATAATCAGTGTTCTATATCTTGCCATGTTGTATTCTCCCATAAAAGTGATAGCGAGTGGGAGACCCACTATCATCTGTATTTATGCAATTCTTTAACTAAATTATCAACAGAGTAAAAGTTTCTTACATTTTCAATTTCTTTTGACATTGCATCTTCCATGTCAGAGTTTTTATTCATTAAGATACGAATATGTGTCTTAATTTGTTCTATGTTTTCTTTTACTGCATCTAAACTAGTTGTCCATTCGCTAGGATATTTGAACGTATCAGACCACATTTCTGTATATGATAGTCTATCTGGTACCAATGGGATAGCACCAACTACAAGTCCTTCAAATACAGATATACCTAAAGTTTCTTGTAAGTTAGCACTAAACACCATCTTTGCCTTACCAAGCATCGTGTGGTATTCTTCTTTCGATAAATTAAGTTCTTGACACTTCACCCAATTATACTCGGGCATTTGCTCTGCAAGATAGTCAAAAACTTCTGGTTGCTTTTCAGGCGCTAACCTGTGAGGAAATAAAATAGTATCCTCTTTTGCCATACCCTTATAGTCTGCTAAATCGCTTTCTATATATTCCATAGGCCAACCCACTTGTCGTATAGAGTGAAGGAGTTGCCGGTCGATATCCCTATCGTCTTCAAAAAATGTCTGGGTAAAAAGGTCAATATGAAATCTAGTTGCAAAGAAGTTATCATCGAAACATTCATACATTGACATTTCAGCATTTCGAACCCATGGACGGTTCCCTATTAATCTACCTAAAAAGTCATGAGGGTCATACGAACCCGCATGCCACATACCCCCAATCCGGATATCAATACCCAACAGTTCAGCCATATATTTTAATTGGATAACTGTTGGGTTCCAAGCATCAGTGTACAGAAAATAATCACCATCTTTAATTTTGCCTTCACAAAACAGTTGTGAAATTTTTGTAATCTGTGCCGCCTTGTAGATATTAGTACCACCGAAATTCAAAAAAGCACCGGGTGTAGTGGCTTCGGGAATGCCTGCACTAGGGCCGTCTATCACCGTCACATTCAGTCCGTTGTTTTTTAGAACAGTTGGGAAATGTGTCTTCCATTGCTTAGTGTAGCGGGATTCAACACTTTCCAAATCTACAAGATATATCATTCGTTACTCCTTTAGGATACTATAAACTTCGTACCCTTGAGATTTTAGTTTAGCAGAACCACCTAAGAAAGTCAAGTCCATAATACTTGCTATTCCTATAGTCTCTCCGCCTAGTCGTGTAATCAATGACGTTACTGCTTCCAGTGTTCCACCGGTTGCAATAACATCATCAAGTACTAAAACACGGTCGCCGTCTAACACTGAATCAGATTGTAGGTGTAGTTCGTCTGTACCGTATTCAAGTTCGTATTCTGTAAAAATAGTTTCGCCTGGTAGTTTACCTTTTTTTCTTGCCATCGCAAATGGTCTATGCATTTCTGCACTAAGGGCTCCTGCTAATGGGAATCCACGTGCATCTAATCCAACTATGCGATTGTAGTTATATGCAATTTCTGTTTCATATAACCAATCCTGAATGAGTGACATTACCTTAGATAGTCCTTGTGGCGTATTAAAAATACTTGCCATATCTTGGTACATAATACCAGGTTTAGGATGATCCGGTATAACTCGGACCATATCCTGTATATCCTGTGTTATTAATTCTCTGTAATCAGGTGTCATACTCAATCAACGCCCCATTTTCTCCGTCTTCGGATACTTCAATTTTAACACTACGATTAGGATATTTCTCTGCAATCTTATCGAACAAATCATCACTCATCATTTCACATGACTTGTAATCTAGTTCTAAAGTTTTCTCTGCATATAGCTTCTCTAACCAACGTTTAAATTGGATAAACTCAATATCCCTGTCGTTGTGCGTGACTGTAATTGCTACACGAAAATGAAAGATATGTCGATGAGGATATCCTAGAAAACTAACATCATACTCATCGCCAGTTGCCAACGCAGGGTCATCAAGTGCCGCTGGATATTTGTGTATACCTTCTTTCTGAAACGTAACCCAAATCCATCTTGTTGCATTCTGTTTTTGTTTTTTAATATCGTCTGCCATATTTGCCTTTCTACTTTCGTCTAACATAAAGTCGTAATAACCTTTTCTATTGGTCATCTAGTTGCTCTTGTTCTTTTTCAAGTGCTACAATTTCTTCTTTAATTCTCATCTTTTCTACTTTCTTAACCTGAACATCTTGATACTTATTATAATCTTTTGTAATCTGATTGTCAAGTGCCCGATGTACCTCTCTGAGTTTTTCTAATCGGCGTCCTTTCTTTTTAGCGAATGCTCTTTGTCCTTTTGCCATTATTTCCTCCTTGGTTGAATTAGCTAAACAAGTCTGAAACAGTATCAGGTGTATCATACTCTTTACGTTTACCTTTGACTGCTTCCACAAACTCATCTGTCTTTGTATTTGCATCTTCGAACTCCATAAAATCTGGAGTTGTAGATATATTTTGAACACGTGATCCTTGACATTTGCGTAAAAATGCTTTGAAGTCTGATAACATGTTCATTGGATCATCTGATACAAATAATTCTTCAACAAATTTTGCAAAATACAATACTGTATCAGGCACAACATCACTTAACACATTAGTTTTGCCTAAGTTCATGTTGTGTATATCAATCTTATCATGTAACATTTCATATTCATGGTCAAATCTACGTAATGCATCTTGCATACCTTTGATATGATACTCTGTGTTATGTGCTTGAATTAATATATAAGATAGACTATCCCAACTTGATTTGGCTTCTTTTTTGTTTCTATTCAACATGCCTGGTTGCATGTAATTGATATCTCTCATATTAAGTCGAGAACCAATTTCCCCATCATACATCCAAGGTTGATCCGGATTAGAAATATCTTGTCTCCAGTTCAACTTCTTAGTCTTGTAAGACCAAGCGTTTCCATTCAAGTCGGGATAATCATATGCTAAACCTTTAGATGCAGTTATATATGGAGAAGCCGCATCAAAAGATATAGTGATATTTGGATTAACATGTTTTCGTAGTTGTCTCTGTATAGCAGTTAAGAAACAACCCCACGGGAGAACACTAATGCCTAGTGTATGTATCCAAACATCGTCACCTGCTAACATACCATCATCACGCATTGTGATTAATCGTCTTAGCAGAAGTTCTGCATCACCGGCATGGTCGCCAGCCATAGCCCAACCTTCAAATGCTCTATCACCATATACTTTTGGGTCATTGAACTTTTTGACTGCTTGGTACCATTTCTCGCTTGTTTCCCAATTAGCACCATGTAGTGTATTGAGAAATTTAGTCTTACCGGGAATACGATTGTCGATAAAAAATTGATGATTAAAGATTGTCTTTTCTAAACATTCATCTGCTGTTTTAAGACCTGTCTTATCACGATACTGCGGAAGATATCCCCACATAGGAATATCAAGTGTCATACTATAATCACAGTATTCTTCTAACCATGTCATAATACTACAACGTGTCTTTTGCCAATCTGCACCAGTTTCGAAATTACTCCAGTCTAGCTTCCAAGCACCACTACCAATTTGATAGCCGCCTGAATCACCTACTAATACTGTGTTTTCTCTATCACGGTTAACGACCATACCATCATCAATTTTAGAACCTTCTAAATCAAGATTGGCATGCCCTGCGGAGTAAAGACCATGAGCGTAATGTACATAGCCTTTATCTTTATCCAAGATATTTAATCCATCTAACCCGTGTTCAAATCCTTTAGGGATACGTTCTGGTGGGAACATATCTGTCTTGTCCGCATAATGCTGAGAGATTTTGCGAACATAGAAATTTGAAATAGCCGGCAAAAAGATTGCATAACCGGAACTTAGATTATTTTTACCTAAGTCTTTCACGCTTTAATTACCTGATTTAGCTGGTAAGATGTATTCGTATAGACCTAATCCGCTATCTACTTGAATCATCATTGCACCTTGGTCTGAGATTTTAACACTCATTGTGCTAGTATCACCAAGTTTCAAAATTGTAAGTACAGTCGATAGAGGGAAACTCCAACCAGTGTTTAGTTCACCGTTAACATTCTGTGCGAATGGAAGTTCTACTCTGTCTGTTGAACGGTCACCGATAAAGAATTTCAGTACACCGTCTACTGTCTTAACAGTAAAGAGTGGATCAAATGCTCCTAGAATACCTGCAAAGTATTGTAAGTCTTTGATTGCTTTTTGTGTTGGCATAACTTCAACGTCCCATTTGGCACCTTTAAAGTTTGCTGTTTTAATCTGTGCATCAACAAGTTCACTTACGATTACACGATAAGTTGATTGCATTGCACCTTCGATTGAGAATGATAGTTGTGTAGGGACCATTTCGCCATTGCGTTCCTCATGTCCAACTTCTACACCGGCTTTAACTGATTTACCTTCTCTATCTTCACCTTCATAGTTTAGATAACCGTTGAGTACGCCTAGTCTACCAAGACCAAACTTGCCTTTGAATTCGTTAACTGGTGTATGTAGTTTGCCTCGTAACACCACTGTTCTATCGTCATCCATAGCATCAATCGTTGTACCAGTATCATCTGTAGTGACTTTAGCCGCTTGAATGATACCTAACGAATGAGTATGCTTAACAATATCCTTTAAAATATCCTGCATTTTCTTTCTCCTTATGGTTTATTAATACTATATTAACACTATTTGCTATCAATGTCAATACCCTTTTTAGTTTTTCCTGCTACTGGATTATCTACCCAATGTATTTGGTTTGGAGGCATAAAACCCCATATAAACCAAGCATTACCGAATGTAGGCGAACCTTTTCCAGTAAAATCAATACGATAATTATACACAAGTGCGGACATTCCTTTGTCCATAAACATCTTCCCTCGTCTTGCTCCCTGAAAACTTGTCACGGGAAGTAACAAAGCAAACGGCTTATCTAATGCATAACAATGCTCTAAGAATTGGTCTTTCTTGCTATACGGTGGATTAGTTATAATGCCATCATAGACATCACTCCGTGTACAATCAAAGAAATCCCTACCATCAGACCCAACAATATTATAACCGTATTTGTTGAATCCGGAAACAATGCTACCGCTTTTTTCACTAGTCGCTTCATAATAAGTCTTATCCTTATCTAAATATTTTAGCAGAGGAAGTATTTGATCCTCTGGTGTATAGCATTCATCAGACGCTTCATTAGTCGCTCTACGATTAATTAAGTCAGTATATGACATTATTTTATTCTCTCCAATTTAGGTGCAATAAAATCTCTTATCATTTCTTCATTAGTTTCATCATTGAAATGATTACCATCGCATGTAATATCTTTATCGGCATACTTCTTTGTATAATACTCATGTGCATTTGTACCATCAAAGTCTATATACAATGATTTCTGTAGCATTGATTCAAATCCAGGATAGTTATAGAAGTCCCACGATTTGTGCCATGTTACAACCTTTATATCTAATAGTTTGCATAATTTAATTGCCTGATACACATCTAACATGCCCCAAAACTCTGGTGACATATGATTTGCCGCCATCTGTTCTTGTGTTTCTTTCCAATGCTGAAAAGTTTTTCTAGTTTTTGCAAACCATTCTTCTTCCATATCTTGCGTTAATGCTCTCATAAATTCATATATCGATGCAGAATCTTTATAAACATCATCTTCGATGATAGACATATCAGTGACATGTTTTATCTTTAGATAAGGTTCTGTAAGACATTTAAAGTTTAATTCTGACCTATTGTTTACTAACTCCATTAACAGAATATCAATGTTATATTTTTCTTTTAAGTATACAATCTTATTTAGGTAAAGTTCTGTGCCCTTGCTAGAACATGCTGAATTAACAAACGACATGTTTGTTGTATATTTCTCTAGCCATGTTTCAAATGGCAATGCTAAATTGTTTTCTCCGGTCTCTTTGTTATGGTGACAACCTACACTATAACTAGACCCTACTATTCCTACATTGTGCATATCAAAAATCAAACAGATTGGTGAATTGCTCAGACGCATCAGCATCACTTAAGTCCCACTTAAGAACACCAATAAGATTATCTAGTTTCTTATCAATAATTGTTGATTCCATTAAATCATCATCAAAAGGAAGTTCTTGAAACCATTCAGGAATACGCTTTTCATCAATTGGAATTGCAACACTTGTCATTTTTAAAGCGTTTGGTTTAAGTTTACATACAATAGTCTTCATACCATCGGTAATTTCAACAGAATATTTGTCACCATGTAATTCACGTAGTGTATTCCAATTCAAAGCCGCACTAACATGTCCCGGCAAGTGTACTTTATCTTTTTTGCTATTATTTCCCTCTAGTTTGAAATCTTTGCCTTGTTGCTTTGCAATCTTTTTTACTTTATTTCTATACATAGTAAGATTATTAACACGTTTAGGAGTACCTTTCTCCCAACCAGGCTTTGCTCTGAATTCTTTCTTAAATATCTTAACCATATCGATTACGTTTTGTTCTGTACCGTCTGTTAGAATTGTAACAAGAACATCACTCAAAAAGTTCTGCATATAATCAGGAGTATCACTACGTTTTAAATCGAGACCCATAGCTTTTACTTTACCAGGTTTACCATCTACGTCTTTTCTTACGCCTTCATCATCAAAGATAAGCATTGCGTATCGTTTCTTCTTAATGAAGATACCCATAGTTGCACAGTTCTCTCGACCCGCCGCAATAATCTCACCTTGTTTGCGTGGAGCATTAAAGAAGTCTTTCATAAAGTCAGGGAAACTTGCATTGACTTGATTTGCAATTTCATCGTACAGTTCAATAACTTTTTCTTTAGTCCATTCAATCTTACCTGCATCAATGTCTTCCTTGTAAACAGGATACATAGAATAATAGATACTATCTGTATCACCATAGATAATGGACTCGCCTTTGTAATCATAAGTACCAGCGATTACTTCATTAGTTTTAGCACCCATGTGTCTTGTAATACAACGACCAGATAGAGTTGTACTTTGACCAATACGTTTGTCATAAAATCTACAACCAGCGTTCAAAATCGCACCATACAAACTGTTCAAGTTAATCTTCTTAACTAGCTGTCGTTTATCCCAAAATGTAATAGCTTCTTTGTCGCCATCTTCAATAGCTTTTTTCTTGTTTGCTTGTAGTATCTTACGTTCAGCATACCAACGTTCTAATAAACTAGGAATGATACCTTGTACGTCTTGTTTTAGAATTGTACCATTGGCAGTAATTGCCCATTGCAAGTCACTTTGAAATACTAAGTTGTGTATCTCTGCGCCTGTCATTTCATTTCGAACATCTTTATTATCTTCTAATACAAGATTAATCTTTTCTGTTTTATCTTTTTCATTAACAAGTCTAAATTCTTCTGCACTAAACGTATCTTCCCAAGCCTGCGCCGCACCAAAGCCTTTACCGCCACCTCGTCTACCATTAGCAATTCTATCACCAATCATTTTTTCTGTTAGAGTTGGTTCGAGTTGTGCAACAATAGTTTCTGGAGACATATTTAATGCACGAATAATAGATGGATAGAGTGAGTTAATATCAATACCTGATACCCATCGTTGAATTCCAGTCTTTGGATCTGCAACAAAGGCGCCCGCGGCTTTCTGTTTCTCTGCCGCTTCTAACTCTGCGTCAGTGGGTTCAATATCTTCTTCTGTCCAGTCACGCTTCTTTCTATCTGGAACAACCATACCTCGTCTATGTGCTTCATTAATGATTGCTTGTTCTGTAACTGCAACTGCACCCATAGTTGTTTTGATATTAACTGTATTGTCGTGTGCAATTTCATTTGCTAAATCAATAAATTGTAGCTTCTTATCCATTTCACCAAGAAGTGCAACGTCCTGTCTGTTGTATTCAACAAACTTATAGAAGTCTCTGTTATACAATTGGTCTAGTGTGCCTTCATATGCAATTTTCTTTTCACCAAGTTCGTATTCGCCGATAGCATCAAGTGAGTACGAATGCATTTCGTGGTATGTATACTTACGATAAAGTTCAAGATAGTCTAGGTGAATTCGCCCTGACAAATCATATGTAATTTGTTCTCTGCCATATTTGACTACTTTTCTTTCATGCGGAAACAAGTCCCATAAACACAGTTTGCGTGTATGTGATTTACTCATCATGCGAGTAATACGTCTAACTGTATATGGAATATCAAAACCTTCTGAGTTCCAACCTGATAAAACATCTGCATCATCAATCAATGCAATGAAATCATTTAACATATCTACTTCATCAAGATATAAAAATGTATCATCAAATTGATTACAAATGCGTTCTGCTTCTTCAAGTCCTTCTCCCTCTTGCATATGTTTAGGAGGGATAGCGAATGTTACAAGTTTATCTAACCACTGTAGATAAACAGTGATTGCAGTGATAGGCATAAAGGGATCCTCTGGTGGAGCAAATCCCTTATCTGCATCAAAGTCTACTTCGATATCAAAAAAAGCAGTATGTAGCTTTGGAGAATCTACACCGTTGTAGTTCTCACTTAAGCATCTTACTTCTGGTTTGATATCGCTTTCGTATAGTGACTTACCTGCATTTATTCTTCGTTCTTTGTGTAGGTCTTTGAGCCGTTTACACTTTACTTCACGGACTTTATCTCCGTGAATACTTAAGTGTTGTCCTCGAGGATCTTTCACATAGAAAGTTCGCCATGCAGGGAAATCGTTATAGACACGTTTTCCATCGACACGTTCTATTACTTGAACAATGTCTTTATCTCTATTGTAATAAGCGTCTACATAACTCATTTACAGGGTGCGTCCTACAGTCTCTAACACTTCTTCAACATCAGCAAAGTCTTGTTTTGCTTCTGTTAGTTTTGCCTTATGTGCTAGGCTAATCGCTTTATTTAGAACACCTGGTTTGATATCAAACTCATCTGCGATTGCTTTAACTGTATCACGTAGACCACCTTTAAGGTCTTCACATTCCTGTAAAACTGAACAACCTTCATCCACGAGTTGTGTTAGTTTTGCTTTGTCTTCTGGACTTAATGTATCGATTGACATATAGTTGCCTCCTTAGGTTAAAAAAGAGCGCCCTATTTCTAGGACACTCTTTTATAATACATTAAGTGACTACGAAAGTCAATAGTTATTTTCGTTTTTTTCCATGTGAACCGCAACTTGCGTCCATTAGTTTCTGTGCTACTACATCGATTTTTGCAAAGTCTGAGTCAGTTAGGTCAGACATTTTCTTTGGATTAGATTTTAGTTTGATGTTCTTACCACCAACTGAGATAGAGTCACCAGCTTTCTTACCTTGCTTAGCCGCTTTATCTAGTTCTTTGTAGAATTCATTGTACTCTGACATTGCAAGTCTAGCCGAATTGTTAACAATTCTGTCTGCTACATCGTCTGCATTGAATACTTTTTTCTTACTTGTTGGGATAGCACCACCACTAACACCAGATAGTTTGTTTTGCATACCAATTGCCGCCGCTTTCGCAACACCACCGATACCTTTACCTACTGCTTTTGTGATTGGTGAATTCTTTACTGCTTTGCCAACTGCGATACCCTTTTCAATGCCTCTAGCTGTTTTAATTGCTGTTTTCTTATCCATTCCTGCTTTAGCCGCCATACCTACGCCTACTTTAGCAAGTGTGCCTAATTTGCCCTCTTTAAGTGAGGACATAGCAAAGTCGGCAATCTTTAACATACCAGCTTTAGTTTTTAGCATGTTGTCAATTTTTTCTTTGTTAGCATCGTTAACTTTATCATAAACTTGTGTAACAGCCGATGCAGTAAATAAATCTACTTTCATCTGGCCATCATCAAATTTAACAGGCATATTTTGTTTGTCTGCTACGATTTTCTTTAGAGTATCCATTGCACCTTCTTCAATCATTGCTGATTCTTCTACTGCCAAATGTGCATCGATACCAGCAGTTGATTTCATCTTCCAATGTTCAGCCGCCTTTTTAGCCGCTCCGTATGAGGTAGTCGCATGACATTCGTGTTTGCCTTTTTTAGCATGTACACAAATGTATGGTTTTTCATCTGCTTCTGAAACTGATTCATTTGCGTGACCAAGTTCTGCCATTCTTTTAGCAACAATATCTCTAACGTCTTTGT